CACAGTTCCGTCCAACACGGCGGCTGCCACCACTCATGCTATGAAAAAGAGGTGTGATTATAAACCACGCCTCGTCGATATTTCTGCTTTCAATGAGGGCCATGACTTACTCATGGCTAAGTTTGATCCGTTGGAAGAGATACGCGTCGACGAAGACTTAATGAACAAGTACTTCGCGAAATGTGGTGGCGCCAAGGCCGATAGGCTAATGCGCTCTTTGGAGCAGGAGACTTGGAGCTATGATGGAGATTCCAAACATGTTTTCGCTAAGCAGGAAGTGCTTTTGAAGGCACATCGGTCCCAACCACGCGTTGTATATCAGGGCACAGACATGTACAACGCTATCACTGGGCCTATCGTGATGGAGCTTAACGATAGGATGAAAACCGTATTTTCCCGGTCCAACCCCATGAACACAGGCAATGTGGTGATATATGCCTGTGGTGCGAGTGGGGAGGAGTTGGGTGAGATTATGGAGCAAGCCGATGGTGAACCAGTTGAAAGCGACATGACGAATAATGACGGGAGCCAATCGGAAAAATTTCGCAAGAAAGAGGCGATGTTTTACCATAAGTTAGGAGCACCAGTATGGTTCGTTCGTGAATTCGCAAAGAATCTGCGCGTCAGAGTGTGGACTAGGTACGGAATAGTCGGCACCGTTGAAGGTGAGAGGTGGTCGGGTGAGACCACCACCACCACAGGCAATTCTTATGTGAGCATGGCATTGATGCAGGCGGGTTTAAAGCGCGCCTGCATTGAGAAGAGCACGAACGTTCATGGTGGGGACGATTACCTAGGTTTTATTGATGGCGACATGGAAAAGTTCGCTGCGGGAGTTAAAGCTGTGACAACGGCGTCCGGGATGGAAGCTGTTGTTGTGCCGCAGACCGGACGCCACCGCGCTACCTTTTACAGGAAGCGGTATGTCAGTTCTACCATAGGGTGTCGTCCCGTTCCTCAATTCGGGCGCGTGCTAGCAAAAATTAACCTCCGTGCTAACCGAAACACGGACGTTAATGATAGAGATTACATGGCGGGCAAGTATTTGTCTGCCGCGTATGAACATAGACATGTGCCTGGTCTCCGTGATTTACTAGTGTCGACATCAGAGACACTTTCTGGCACCCCCTTTCTCGACCAGCGTGCTTCAAAGCTGGATGAGATGGGTGGTATTGAAAACATCAAGGCGATTGTTTCTCGGGCGCCAGTCCACCCTGTCCCAGAGTTTTCGGAATTTCTTAATGAAGTGTATGGAGTTGGTTACGACGACCTTGTCGATGTGTACGCGAGAGTTGCCCAGAGCGCAGTGGACTTCTGTGACGGGTGGGTCAAGCCTGGCAAGGACGGAAAACTTCATAATGTTAAGGGAAACCATCGGTACAACGCGCCGAAGTTGTGCGGGGACGTGGTCGACGCCTTAGTGAGGCTTGATGTGTGAGTGCTGGTAAGTCACACTCCTTCAGATGGGTGAATAAACTGTGTTAACACCAACTGAATAACAAGAAGAAAAA